ACCATTTCACTGAGTTAAACGCTATGGCTATTGTTGATCTGAGCCAGCTCGCCGCGCCTGATGTCGTGGAGGAGGTGGATTATGAAACGCTGTTGGCAGAACGAAAGGCCACCTTTGTCTCGCTCTACCCGGAAGAAGAGCGAGAAGCGATTGCACGGACGCTGACGCTGGAATCCGAGCCGATTGTGAAGCTGCTGCAGGAGAATGCCTACCGGGAAGTCATCTGGCGCCAGCGGGTTAATGAGGCTGCGCGTGCGGTTATGTTGGCCTATGCCGCAGGCAGCGATCTGGACCAGATTGGGGCAAACGCTAACCTTCAGCGTCTGGTCATTACCCCTGCCGATGACGCCACGTTCCCGCCCACTCCGGCCGTGATGGAGTCCGATACCGATTTTCGTCTGCGCATTCAGCAGGCGCCGGAAGGGCTGAGCGTGGCCGGTTCGACGGGCGCGTATCAGTTCCATGGCCGCAGCGCAGATGGCCGGGTAGCGGACATTTCCGTAATTAGCCCACAGCCCGCAAACGTCACGGTCTCCGTGCTTTCCCGGGAGAATAATGGCGTGGCGTCCGAGGAACTGCTCACCGTTGTTCGCAATGCGCTGAACGATGAGGACGTTAGGCCCGTCGCTGACCGCGTGACCGTCCAGTCGGCCAAAATAGTTGACTACAACATTGAAGCATCGCTTTTCCTTTTTCCCGGTCCCGAAAGTGAGCCGGTACTCAACGCGGCAAGAGGCCGGCTACAGGCCTATATCACGGCGCAGCATCGGCTTGGACGCGATATTCGCAAGTCCGCCATTTACGCTGCCCTTCACGTTGAAGGGGTGCAGAGGGTGGAGCTGACCGCACCCGCGGCAGACATCGTGCTTGATGAAACGCAGGCCTCATGGTGCAGCCACTACAGCGTAACCGTGGGGGGGAACGATGAGTAATACGCGTCTTCTACCGGTTGGCTCGTCGCCGCTTGAGGTGGCGGCGGCGCGCGCCTGTGCGGACATCGAAAATACGCCCGTTCCGCTGCGTCATCTCTGGAGCGCGGACACCTGCCCGGCGAATCTGCTGCCCTGGCTGGCGTGGGCGTTTTCGGTTGACCGTTGGGATGAGAACTGGCCGGAGGCCACCAAGCGGGATGTCATCCGCGCGGCGTGGTTTATTCATGCCCATAAGGGAACGATTGGCGCCGTGCGCCGCGTGGTGGAGCCGCTCGGCTATCTGATTAACGTCACCGAGTGGTGGCAAACCAACGATCCGCCCGGAACCTTCCGCCTTGATATCGGCGTATTGGACACGGGCATTACCGAGGAAATGTATTACGAAATGGAGAGGCTTATTGCTGATGCAAAGCCTGCCAGCCGCCACCTTATTGGCCTGAATATCATCCAGGACATTCCGGGTTATCTCTATACCGGTGCCCTGAGCTATGACGGCGACATCATCACGGTTTATCCCGGATAAGTGAGAGCAGAATGACAGTGAAATATAAAACGGTTATCACCAAAGCCGGTGCCGAAAAACTGGCTGCCGCGACCGTCCCGAACAAGAAGAAAGTTAATTTTACCGCGATGGCCTTGGGTGATGGTGGGGGGACATTACCGGTGCCCGATGCCAGTCAGACGAAACTCGTCAATGAGGTTTGGCGTCATGAACTGAACAAAATCAGCCAAGACAACAAGAATCAAAATTATGTGATCGCGGAGTTGCTCATCCCACCTGAAACCGGTGGTTTCTGGATGCGAGAGATGGGGCTCTATGACGACACCGATACACTGATTGCTGTTGGTAACATGGCGGAAAGCTATAAGCCGCTGCTGGCTGAAGGGTCAGGCCGAGCACAGACCGTGCGTATGGTGGTTATGGTGAGCAATATCGACTCGATCGAGCTTTCGATTGATACCTCCCTGGTCATGGCAACACAGGATTATGTCGACGACAAGCTCGCAGAGCATGAGGCATCACGCAGGCATCCTGATGCCACGACTAAGGACAAAGGATTTACGCAGCTTAGTAATGCAACCGACAGCGCGTCTGAGATGCTCGCAGCGACGTCGAAAGCGGTCAAGGCGGCGTATGATCTTGCAGCAGGAAAATACACGGCTCAGGACGCGACCACGGCGCAAAAGGGTATCGTCCAGCTCAGTAGCGCAACCGACAGCACGTTTGAGTCTCTTGCGGCCACACCAAAGGCTGTGAAGGTGGTCAGCGATGATATTAAAACGCTGAAAAACAGCCTCGGCGATGCTGCTTTTAGAAACATAGCTGAGAATGCTTCAGGGACATTAATTCCGGTAGGATATAAGGGAAATTTTAAATCCGAATGTAATCACGGGGTGCTTGATTTTGCGACGTACCCATTTGTTGTAGGGGAGTCATTGTTTATTGATGTGCGTGGATGCACTAACAATCCGCCGTTTCTGAATCAAGACTATTATTATATTGAGGTTATTTGTGCGACTAGCCCGGCGCAGGGGGGAAGGGTTAACAGACCTTTAATTCAATTTGTAAGCTACACAAATTCGACACAGGTTCTAGCCATTCGCGAAGATGATGGTGTTAACATTGGATGGCGATATTTTAGCACTGTGCAATATGATTCCGGCAGTAAAACAGTTACGACGCCCGGTTCAATAAGAGCATTTAATGGCGCGACTGAACTTTCTCAAAACGCAATCTTTATCCGTGGCGAAAACAATAAGCATCTTTGGTTCTTTAGAGCTGATAATCAAGAGGCAGGACTTGTTTACGCTGGTGATGACAAAGTGCTTCGCTTGCGCGGTGGAGGTGGCCCTTCACTTAATATCTCTCCTGACGGAAGTGTCGTTGCAGGTGGTTACTTAGGTGCGCTCGCTGATATTCACTCAAATCGCAATATCAGCAGTGATGGATTTATTCAATCTGCTGCAGGGCTGTATGACACTCCCGGTGTGCGAGTATATTCGCCTAACAACCCGCCGCCAAAACAGGACTTGAGCCCTTATGCTACAACCGCATGGGTTCAGGGGAGTTTTGCGTCGTCTGCATGGACTATAGCAAATTTCCTGCAAGGAGGGCTCAGGCTTGCATCGGCGGGAGTCGCGACAAACGGAAATAATGATAATGAGTTTGCATATGCACCTAACGGGACGGTAGTCACTGCTGTGCAGCAAAAAACGAATTACACAGCGGTACAATATCGCTCCCTTCAATATAACATCGGTGGAAACTGGTACACAGCATGGGTGGCTTAATGACAATGCAATCAGGTGTATTCGAAAAATATAACCCGTTAGACAAATGGGGAGAGTATACTGCTGACAAAGTGGCTAAACTTTCACAGGAGGAACTTGAACTATATTATATTGCGAAATCTCCTGGAGTGAATATTGTTTTTCTGAAAGATGAGTATGGCAATGATTGGTATCGTTGGTTAAAGACGCTTTCAAAAGAAACGCTTAAGATATCTTTTAATCCAGAATCAAAAGAGATAATTCACTTTTCTTACGATGCTAGCGCTATTTTTCCTATTAATCAGATTGTCGTGGAAGTCGAGGCAGACAATGTGCCTGATGAATTCACAAATGCTGGAAATAATGCGCTAGGTGGCGCGTTTATTTTTGATGGCGGGAAGATAACCCTTACTCCAGTGGATTATCAGGCAGAAGCACAACGCAAAAAACTGGAACTGTTAACTCAAGCAAATAATGCGATTACCATGCTTCAGGATGCGATTGAGCTGGATATGGCGACCGAGGAAGATGCTGCGAAGCTGCAGACGTGGAAAAAATTCCGTGTGTTATTGAGCCGTGTTGACGTGAGTAAACCGGACTGGCCTTCATTACCTGATACAGAGATAGGAGTCAGCAAGATCGTGCCATTGCCTGACTAAACCCAAACCCTCCATTCCGGAGGGTTTTTCGTTTGTTGTGTAATCCTTTCCCCAACCCCAATACGTCGCATCAGTCGCGCGCTCCAAAGACAATAGCCTCACCACTAAACGAAGGAGTTAAACGGATGGGCGACTATCACCACGGCGTGGAAGTCATCGAAATCAACGATGGCACCCGCACCATTTCCACCGTCTCGACGGCAATCATCGGCATGGTCTGTACGGCCAGCGATGCTGACGACAAGACATTTCCTTTAAACGAGCCCGTGCTCATTACCAACGTGCAAAACGCGATTGCGAAAGCCGGTAAGGCGGGGACGCTGTCCGCTTCTCTGCAGGCGATCGCCGACCAGTGCAAACCGGTTGTCGTGGTTGTTCGCGTGGCCGAAGGCACCGCTGAAACCCCGGAAGAGGCGCGCAAGCAGACCGTTTCCAACATCATCGGTACCACCGATGAAAACGGTAAGTACACCGGCCTGAAGGCGCTTCTGACCGCAAAAACGGTAACCGGCGTTAAGCCGCGTATTCTCGGCGTGCCGGGGCTGGACTCTCAGGAAGTGGCGACCGCACTGGCCGCTATGTGCCAGAGCCTGCGCGCGTTCGGCTATGTCAGCGCGTGGGGATGTAAAACCATTTCTGAGGCGATTAACTACCGCAAAAACTTCAGCCAGCGCGAGCTGATGGTTATTCATCCTGATTTTCTGGCATGGGATACCACCACGAACGCAACGACGACGGCCTGGGCTACCGCCCGTGCGCTTGGCCTGCGCGCCAAAATCGACCAGACAATTGGCTGGCATAAAACCCTGTCAAACGTTGGCGTCAGCGGCGTTACCGGCGTAAGCGCCTCTGTCTCCTGGGATCTGCAGGAACAGGCTACCGATGCGAACCTGCTCAACCAGGCTGGCGTCACTACGCTGATTCGCAACGACGGCTTCAAATTCTGGGGTAACCGAACCTGTTCAGACGATCCGTTATTCGTCTTTGAAAACTACACCCGTACCGCACAGGTGCTGGCCGATACCATGGCGGAAGCGCACGCGTGGGCGATGGATAAACCCATCACGCCAACGCTTATCCGCGACATCG